TGAAGATTGGAACTCCACTTGTCTCATATTCAACCAATCCTGGTATGAAAACAAGTGATAACTTCAATGCCCGACTTCAGGAGATTGCAAAGAACAAAGGTAAAGGACATACTATCAATACCCGTTCTGGGGGTGTCTAATGCTTCATGAACAAGAAACTCCTGACTGGGAGGAACTAGCTAAACTTCGATCTATTACTGCAAGAACATTTGCGGCTGAACGCTGGTATGATCAGCTCAAAGTAATGTACAATGATATAGTTCGAAATCCAAAAGCTGATAATAGTGATATTGTTTCGACATTTCTTCAAGTTATGGATGGAAATGCTTATACCAAGTTGATGTTCATGACTTGGATCGAGGGATACACTGAACGGAATGATTCACCTGTAACTTATATAGAAGTACTTCAATTCATTTCATATCTTTGGATGTGTGAAGAACGTCATATAGAGAGGTTAAAGCGAGAAGGAATGACTTAAAGATAAATAGTTATGTGAGTAGAGGTATGTGAAAACTTCTACTTTACTACTTAAACAACAAAAGGAACTGCTGTATGGCCAAGGCTAAGCGCAAACTCGAACTCATTGATGCCACCGCCGACGAACATAAAGCATTTGCAAGTAAAAACTTCTCTACCCACCATCTTGTTGCCCTTCAACCAAAAACATTCCCGCAAGAACAATTCATACAGTCTTACTACGAACAAATTCCTGTTCTTTTCCAAGTAGGATCTGCTGGTACTGGTAAAACTGCTCTAGCTCTCTATTGCGCTCTATCAGAAGTACTTGATAAGGGCACAGTCTATGATAAGATCGTATTAGTTCGCTCCGCTGTCCAAGCTCGAGATATTGGTTTCTTGAAAGGAACCGAAGATGAAAAGAACGAGGTTTATGAAAGCGCGTATAAAGCTCTTTGTGATGAACTTCTCACTTTTAAATCTAATAACTATGATAACTTGAAGTCTAAGAATCTTCTAGAGTTCCATAATACATCATTCTTACGCGGGCGCACGTTTGACGATTCGATTATCATTGTAGATGAGTTCCAGAGTATGACTTATCATGAGCTATCAACTGTGCTAACTCGTACAGGGATCAATTCTCGTATCATCTTCTGCGGAGACTTTAAGCAGAATGATCTCCATCGTCGTGGCGATAAGTCAGGCTTCAGTCAATTCATGGAAGTGATTGATCGTATGCCTTCCGAGACTGTTGATGTTATTACATATCGTCCACAAGACATTATTCGGTCTGGTATTGTGAAAGAGTTCTTGATTGCAGAGGAATCCTTAGCATAATAAATAAAGGTGTACACACTTTATAGGACACAGAATTGACAATGAAACAATTTAAGACTTTTTTAAAGGAGATTGCCCCTGGTGAGCAGGGGCTTACAGAGGCTGCAGTGAGTATGCAGTCTATGGATCGAGTTGAAACTCTAGTTGCATCTTATCTATCCCGTAATCTCAGTACTAAACTGGCTAGAATGCCTAGTATTGAGCAATATACTAATAGTCAAGATTCTGGTTTTGGTATTCGCTTCTTCATGTCCAAATCAGTCTCTGGCTATGACAGTATTCGATTCAATTGGATGAGTAAACGAATTGATACTGCGTCGGTAGTTAGTGTCGACTTATTCTCTAAAGGGAAACACATCTACAATCTTGCTTTTGAATACAATACATCCATGGCGAAGATTCTCCCCTATCTTGTTGATTTTATGACTTCTAGTTCTAAGCCTAGAACGGGATATAGTAAGTTTCTTAATGAGCAGACACTAACTGAAGCAACAGAAAGCATTTATGTACAGCTTGCTAGGCATCTAGAGTCTATTGGCGAACTTCCTGTTTCTAAATCCAAGATGTATAATGCTTTCAAGAAGCTTTTCCCTAAAGAGAAGCAACAGACTGCAATTAAAATCTATGAAGCAATGGAAAAGATTGCGCCTAGAGAAATTGAAAGCACTGGAAAGCGAACTAAGCTTAACTTCACACCAGAAGTTGCTCGTAAATATGAAGATCGTTTAGATGCTGAAGTCTTCATGACAGTTAAGGTCAATAAAGGATCTTCAGGTGAAGAGACTTACACATCAAGCCCAGAAGTTGAAGAACTTGAATCTAAAGGTCTTCCACGAATTGCATTTGAACAGCAGCTTGAAGATATGGAAGAAGCTGTTAGAATGCTTTGGATGGGCGTCACCAACGCTGTCTTTATTGGTGGTCGAGGTGGTATAGGTAAAACACATAACGTAGAAAAGGCTCTTTCAGAACTTGGTCTAAGCGATGGCGAAGGTTACTTCAAGAATGCCGGTTCCATCTCAGCATCTGGACTCTATCGCCTACTGTATCGGCACCGTAAAGATCTTATTTTGTTTGATGATTCCGATAGTGTCTTTGGTGACCAAGAAGCTCGTAACATCCTAAAAGGTGCGACTGATACTAAGCCCAAGCGTAAAATTGCCTGGTCAAAGAAATCATCTGATATTATCCACCCTGATGATTTTTCAGATGATGATGAAGAAGAAGGTAAAGTTCCAAGCTTCTTTGACTTCGAAGGTAAGGTTATTTTCATCTCTAACTTGAAGATGGACAAACTTGATCCAGATGGCGCACTGCGCACCCGTGGACTCATGCTTGAAATTGACCCTACTGATGAAGAAGTTTATAGTCTCATGCGGAAGATTGCTCCCAACATTCCTTTACCAGACGGTCTTACTCTCACTGAATCTGAAATGAATGAAGTAATTGATGTACTTGAGAAATCACCCAAAAAGCCAAATATACGGATGCTGGTTCGTGGTCTACAAATTCGTTCCGCTACACGTCAAGGGTTTGATTGGAAGAGCTTCATTGTTAACTACGCCTAAGAGAAACAAGATATGAAATCGCTACATCAATTCATCACAGAAGCTATCAATGTTCCAGAAGCACGGGATCATGATAGTCGCTTCAATCAAGTCATTGCCGAGAGCATGCGTCTTACCACACAGGCGCATGTTTGGCATCTCATGACTAAATCATATGCATCACATGAAGCTATTGGATCGTTCTACGAAGCACTAACTTCCCATACCGAAGTCTAGCCGAGAAGTACATGGCAACTGGTGGAAAGTTAGTAGGACAATTCAATCATGTGATTCAAAATAAATACGATCGTGTAGATGCACTCAATCAACTGACTGTCTATCGACAACTTATTTCTGGCGTCATTGGATCTATTGAACCTTCTTCTCTTGAAGGTATTAAAGATGAGTTGATTGCAATTCAGAAACTCATCGATCAAACAGCATACCTTCTGGATCTAAACTAAAGGTTAAAACTATGAAATCATTCAAAGACTTTATCACCGAAAAAGAAGAAGCTGATTCTCAGTATGAGATCTTCTTCCAAAAGGCACTAGATAAATGGGGTGTCGATTCTCCTGAAGATCTAGACGATACTGAAAAGGAAAAGTTTTTTGATTACGTTGACGCTAATTGGAAAGCTGACGACGAATAACACTTTTCGATAAATTATGTTATAATAGCCCTCTGTATATGAGGGTTTTTTTCGTATAAGAGACTATTAGATTTTTTCGTATAAGAGACTATTAGATGCTCAAATTCAAACAATTTCCATGGCAAACAGATTTTACATTTGATGAGATTGAAACTATAGAAGGATCTCCTCGTTTGTACAAAACACCCTATGGAAACTTCCCATCGACGACTTCTTTCCTATCTATTCTTAAAGATCCAAATGATACTGGGCTTGAAGATTGGAGAAATCGAATAGGGCATGACGAAGCAGATCGTATTACACAAGAAGCGGCTGATCGTGGTAACGCTTTACACGATTATAATGAGTTGTATCTACAAAACCGTTTGAATCGATTGGATCTTAAAGGACAGGCACGCGTTCTTTTTAATAGAGTAAAGCAATATCTAGATGAGATCGAGTTACTCGTTGCTACAGAAGTTGCGTTATATCATACTGATCTTAAATATGCAGGTCGTGTTGATTGTATTGGAATGCTTTATGATCACCTCACTATCATAGATCATAAGAATAGTCGTAGACCAATTTCTATATCAAATCGATTTGGACGCACAAAGCTGTACAAATATATGTTACAGTGCTGTGCGTATTCGATGGCACTTGAAAATATGAAAGGGCTCAAAGCTGATCGCGGTTGCTTAATTGTCGGAAATCATTTGACAAGCACATCAGATCGTTTTATATTTGAGCTTCAACCATTGAGACAAGAGATTGAATTGATCATCGATGCTTACTATAACGACAGAGAGCTCATCAAAAAATCTGTATATTTTGACGACGGTGGGTTGACACGTCTATTGTCGGATGTTATAATGGAATTGTAAACTGAAATGGAGAATACATCATGGCAACTTTTCACATTGTTCTGACTGATGAAGAATATACTAAATTACGTATGGCAGGTATGCGTGGTGATTTTGATCATGAAATTAGTCGTGACAATAAGAACAATGTACGAATCAAGACACGTAATCCAAAATTGCTTGTGTCAGAGCTTGAGGCACTTATTGATAGTGGTGAAACCAGTTGGAATGAAATTCTCGACATCAAAGGTTGACAGATCATATAATCTTTGTTATAATGAAATTGTAAACTGGAATGGAGATTACATCATGACTATCTATGAAGAGCGTGGCTATAAGAACCGCAAGCACTACATCTGCTCATTGGCCGAAGAGTTTGGTCTTGATGAAGAGGTTGCTCTGACGATGGCATCCATGCTTGGACCAAATGAAGATTTTGATGGCCTTGTGACAACTCTTGAAGACATTGCTGAAGGAGCTATGTAATGAAAATCACTCGCGTATCTCAAGTTTCTGGCATTGAACGTACTATGGATATCGATGTCACTCAAGATTGAACGTACTATGGATATCGATGTCACTCAAGAACAGCTTGATAAGTGGGAAGCCGGAGAGTTCATCCAATGGGTGATGCCTCACTTGACCACATCCGAACGTGAATTCATCATGACAGGAATCACCTCTGAAGAATGGGATCATATCTTTGAGAGGAATATGATTGAAGATAACGATTCTATTCATGATGAACCAGCCTTTTAAAGACTTGGAGTGTTTATATTATGAAAACTAATTTTGTTATGGTCGCGTTTATAGTTGGGCTTTCGGTTACTTCATATAGCCAAGCGTCTGATCAAGATGTTGTTGAGCGCTGCATTTATACCGCTGAGATTATTGGACAAATCAAAGATCATAGAGATGGAAATGGGTCTTATACCGTTGAAGAAATAAACGAACGGTTTGCCGAGTCCGATGAAGGTGTACAAATGCTAGCAAACATGTATAATACACCTGAGTACTATGATAAATTCGAAAGCGGATATCATGCCTATATCGAAACAGTTAAAGATTGCACTGTCGCCATGCTATCAGCAAAGAATATACGAGACATGAAGAAAATGTTTGAATAAATTGAATTCCATGAGCCGGTCTTGATGATCGGCTCAACAGTTTTAGAGTTACGAAATAGGATTTATAATGGATTTACTTAAATATAGGAAATTATCTTCCCGTGATCATGTGCTTGCACGCCCAGGTATGTACATAGGGAGTATTTCCAATTCGACCATGGAGTTCTTTGTTCCAGTTGATGGAAAGATGAAACTCCAAGAGCTTAACTATAATCCAGCTATTATAAAGATGTTCGACGAGATCATCTCTAACAGTGTCGACGAGCATCGTCGTAGCAAGACAGTAACTACTATTCGGGTCAACATTTCGCCTCTTACAGGTGAAATCCAAGTCTCTGATGATGGTGGAATCCCTGTTCAAAAGCATCCAGAATACGGGACGTACATCCCATCAATGATCTTTGGTGAACTACGTACTGGTTCTAACTTTGGAGACGATGAACGCTTTAGTGCAGGTCTTAATGGACTGGGCGCAAAGCTAACTAGTCTGTTTAGTAAAGAGTTTCGAATTGAGACTGCTGATACTAAAAAGTCTTTTGTTCAAACGTTTCGCAATAACCTTTCAGAGAAGTCTGAACCTACGATCAAGACTAGTAATAAGAAAGGAACTACGATTACATTCACACCAGACTATGCTCGTCTAAAGTGTAGTCTTGATGAAGATAATATCAAACGCATTGAGAAACGCGTCTACGACGTAGCAGGCTGCAATCCAGGAATCAAAGTTTACCTTAATGATACTTTAATTAAGGTCAATAAGTTTAAAGACTATATTTCAATGTTTGTCTCTGAGTCTATTGAAGATTCAAATGAGCATTGGCAAGTTGCAGTTGCCGCGTCAGACGATGATACTTTTCGCCATGTCTCATTCGTAAATGGTGTGGATACATTTAACGGTGGGTCACACATTGATTACGTAGTGAATCAGATTACTTCTAAATTGCGTGATTATATTAAGAAGAAACATAAGATTGATGTTAAACCAAACAATATCAAGCAACAACTATTCATCTTTATCAATTGTTCAATCAATGCCCCTATGTTCACATCACAGACCAAAGAATTTATGTCTACTGATGTGAAAGACTTTGGAACTGAGTTTGAAGTCACTGACAAGTTTATTAACAAGATCATCAAGTCTGAAGTAGTACAGAGAGTACTTGACTGGGCAGAAGCTCAACAACGCCAAAAAGAGCTTGCTGAACTTCGCAAGATGAATAAGCAAACTCAAAACAACAACTTTCTTAAGAAGATTGTTAAGTTTGATGATGCAACAAGTAAGAACCGTCAAGAATGTGTTCTGGCACTTTCAGAGGGTGACTCGGCGGCGAAAACTATTCTATCATCACGAGATCCAAAATATGTTGGTGTCTATCCTCTAAAGGGTAAACCTCTAAACGTTCGTGATATTAAAATCTCACGGTTGACAGGGAATGATGAATTTGCTAATATTATGGCAATCGTCGGTCTTAAACTTGGGCATGATGTAAAGAAAGAAGATTTGCGATTTAACAAAATATTGATTGCTGCAGATTATGATCCAGATGGAAACCATATAGCAGGGCTTATTGTGAACATGTTTCAGCAGTTCTGGCCTAATTTGGTTAAAGAAGGTTTGCTCTATCGACTCAAAACACCAATTATTGTTGCAACACATGGAAAAACACGTAAAGAATTCTTTAGTCGCGATGATTATGATCAATGGGCAAAGACTGCACCAAAGCATACGATGAAATGGTTCAAGGGTCTAGGGACGTGGACAACTAAAGATTTTACTAAGTTCATGAATGATGAAACATACCACGAGCCTCTTGTATATGAAGATGAAAACGATTTCAAATCAGTAGATCTAGCATTTGATAAACGAATGGCAAATCAGCGTAAAGAATGGCTTGCGGAGAATGTGTAAATGAAACTTGAAACCTTTTTCAATACTGACTTCAAAGATTTCTCAAATCTTGATAATGTTCGTTCAATTCCATCTGTTATTGACGGGTTTAAAGATTCCCAGCGCAAAGCTGTATATGGAATGTTGATGAATGGACAATCGGAAATTAAGTGTGCACAAGCGGCTGGTAAGTTTGCACTCCTAACGCATTACGCACATGGTGAAGGGAGTATGGGCGATACAATCGTCGGTCTTGCTCAAGATTACCCTGGCTCAAATAATGTTAATCTTTTCGAACCATTGGGCCAGTTTGGTTCTATTTTAAGTTCTGAATCATCTAGTCATCGCTACATTTATACCAAACCAAGCAAGTACCTTCGTGAATACATTCGCCCTGACGATGATTGCATTCTTGGGCATCGGTATGAAGATGGTGATAAAGTTGAGCCTTTCAATTTCTTTCCCATTCTACCAATGTGGATTCTGAATGGATCAGTTGGCATTGGAACCGGACATTCTGTTAAGATTCTTCCACGCGATCCAGTCAAAGTGTCCGGCCTTGTAGAGCGTCTTCTAAGCGGCGATAAAATCCAGAATAGAACCATACAGCGTCTACTGAAACCAGCGTTTCTAGGGTGGTCTGGTGAGGTGCTAGATGGTGAGGAACAAGGTAAGTATGAATTGCATGGTGTGCTCGAAGTAGTTAATACAACTACGCTCCGAGTTACAGAGCTTCCAGTTGGATATGGGGTAGATAAGTTTAAGGCTATTCTTGTCGATCTCATGGATAAGGGGAAAGTCAAAGACTTCAATAACAACTCGACTGAGACTGGATTTGATTTCGAAATCAAAATTCCGCGTGAGGTTGGCAAGCTTGATACTACTGAGCTGAAGAAGCTTTTCAAACTAGTATCTCGCCAATCTGAAAACGTAACGATGTGGGACACGACTGGAAAGCTTAAACAGTATCCATCTGTATACGAAGCATTAGTCGAGTTTGTTAATTATCGTGTTGAGAAATATGAAACGCGTCGACAAAAGCAGATTAGTATTCTCGAAGATGAATTAGATTTTCTTCGCAATAAGAAGCTTTTTATTCTCGAATGGAATACACTCTCTAATCCAGGAAAGATGAAGACTTTAGATATTGAAGATCATATGGTTAAGAAGGGAGTTAAGAAAGAATATCTTGAACGTCTAATGAGTCTTCGTATTGCTTCTCTTACGCTAGAGCAAATTGATGAACTAGATAAGCTCATCAAAAAGAAGACTTCGGAAGTTAAAGCTTTAGAATCAACGACTGCTCATGACATGTATAAGAAAGTGTATCCAGCCCAAGCTTTTTGTTATAATATATTGTCATTATTCTATTGGATATTTATTGACCATGTTCTTTAAACGAGATTATTTTACTGATTTAGATTGGATGCATCGAATATCGTTTCGTTTAGATCGTTTTAAGAGTGCATCCGCATCATCTAATGTGTTCAACTGTCGTTGTCCAGTGTGCGGCGATTCAGAAAAAAGTCTAAAGAAAGCACGTTTTTACTTCTATACCAAAAATCATAATCTGAACGTTATATGTCACAATTGTGGATATAGCCATTCATTTTGGACATTCATGCAAGATGTTTTTCCAAATGATTTTGATGAATACAAACGTGATCAAATGAAAGCACGGCTCGATGATCTTGGAGGCACTTCTAAGCATCGCGAGAAACCTACCCTGAATAACCAATCACCTGAACCAGAAGAAGCCCCCAGAAGTGATTCTCGAAAGACTCTAGCAGGTATCCAGCCGCTATCTGAGCTTCCAGATACGCATGACGCGATCAAGTACATGCGCGAGCGTGGATTTAATCAAAAACAAATCGACCGTCTTCTTTGGTCAGAAGATTTCCGTATTACTGCTGAGAGCATATCACATGATCCGCTAAGTGATAACTTCCCAAGTGAGTCACGTATCGTCATTCCATTTTATAGTGATGATGGCGAGATTGAAATGATTCAAGGCCGGTCTTTATCTAATAAAGGGTTAAGATATCTTTCAATCAAAACAGACCCTAATGTAGATAAGATCTACGGTAAGTATGAAGTTGATCGTACAAAGACCGTGTACTGTGTTGAAGGACCTTTAGATAGTCTATTCGTTGATAACTGTTTGGCTACATGCGATGCTAATCTATTGAGAGCTGATGCAGACGTCTTCATTTTCGATAATCAACCAAGGAGCCCTGATATCGTATCATTTATAGAGAAAGCTATAGACAAAGGGAAGAAAGTTGTTATCTGGCCAAGCTCACCAGATACAAAAGAAGACATAAATGATATGATTTTGCGAGGTGTAACACAACCCGAACTAATGAAAATCATTCGAGAAAACACAGTGTCTGGCCCTAAAGCTAAGTTAGCGTTCATGAAGTGGAGAAAAGTATGAAAGCTGAACATAGACACGAATTGAAAACACGAGGGAAACTGAAATAAACTTGTATACAAACATGAATCACAGGATGAAGCTATATGGCAAAGAAAGGTCTATTAGATAGTGATGACATTAAAGTCGAAGTCCTTCGTTTAGTCAATGAAGGGCTTTCGATGCGTAAGATATCAGAACGCCTAGGTATCTCAAAGACTGCTATTCACGATTTTCTATCAAAGAAGAACTACAAAGAGTGGTGGGAACATAACGAAAAACCAATTGCATCTGGTTCACTTTATGATCATCACCAAGACATTAAAACTTTAAACAGAAAACGCTATATTCTTACTAGTGCTCAGAACAATACGTTCGTACATGAGCAGTTTCTTCAAAGCTTAGAAACCGCAGCTGATTATCTGGATGCTCAAATCATTGTTGGAACATTTAGTTATAACTTAAACGGCTTTCAGAATCTCGAAAAGAGCGAAGGCGAGTGGTTTGATCCAAAGATCGTAGATTATATTCTAGATGAACCTGTACAGCTTGCTCAGGGGCTTTTGTGGTGTGGCGAATTGAACATACTGCCTACGGCTGTGAATCCTCTCTCGGGCCTTCAATCGTACACAAGATCTGATTCGGGTATTGTTCCACACACCAAAGTACAATTAGAGAGTCTACCTACTCATAAGACCGAACCATGTCGTATGATGTACACGACTGGCGCAGTGACTCTTCGCAATTACATTGAGAAAAAGACGGGACAGAAAGCTTCATTCCATCATGTATTCGGAGCATTGCTTGTTGAAGTTGATGATGAGGGCGATTGGTTTGTTCGACAACTAATTGCAGATTCTGATACTGGTCATTTTCAGGATCTTGATGTACTTTACGCACCTGACTATCCAGTCAAGAACGTTCCTGTAGAAGCAATCAATTGGGGTGATATTCACGTAGAAAAGATAGATGAGGTATCAGCTGATGCTTGCTTCTATCGAGAACAACCGGGCAACATGTTAGATACTCTGCGTCCAAAATACCAATTCATACATGATGTGCTCGATATGGAATCTCGTAATCACCATAATAGATCTGATCCGTATTTCATGTTTAAGCAATATATCCATGGACCAGATTCTGTTGAATCGAATGTCATGTCAGTGCGAAGAATTCTAAAAGATATGCATCGCGAAGCGTTGGTTAAAAGAAGCAGACTATAAATCAGATCCAGTGAACGCAGTCTTCTTTCTAGAATGTCAACTTGAAATGTATAAAGCAATTCAACGTGGCGATTTTGATTTTTCTATTCTAGAGCACAAAGTAAAAGAAGGAGTTAATTTCTTTGATGAGAATGTGCGATTCTTGAAGACAGATGAATCATTCAAGATTTGTGATTCTATTGAGTGTGGTATGCATGGACATATAGGTGTCTCTGGTTCAAAAGGCACGGCTTCAGGGTTTACAAAGCTAGGCTCTCGAGTTAATATTGGCCATAGTCATTCCGCTAAAATTGTAGATGGTGTTTACCAAGCAGGACATCTAATGGATTTGGATAAAGTGGATTATGCGAAGGGGCCTTCAACGTGGTCAGTGTCACACGTGATCACATATCCAAATGGAAAACGGACTATCATTACAATGACAAAAGGAAAATGGCGTGCCTAATTACTGTATTCTATTCGCACTCATAATCATCATAGGAATCTTAATATCCATTCAACACCATGTAAGCAAAATCATTGAATCATGTACTCGTAAACCGAAAGGAAAACACTAATATGAATAAGCTATTTGGAAGTCCTGAAATTCAGCAACGTTCTCTACCTACTTCTGCTACTCATAATTTCTACCTATACGGAGTCATTGATGATCTTCAAGAATATGTAGACTTCATTGCTACTCTAGACTATGCACAAGAACATGATATCATCAACATCTATATCAATTCACCCGGAGGCAGTCTAACTACAGCTATTTCTATTGTCCATGCGATGATGCGTAGTCAAGCCAACTTCACCCGGAGGCAGTCTAACTACAGCTATTTCTATTGTCCATGCGATGATGCGTAGTCAAGCCAACATTATTTGTCATGCAGATGGTGAAGTTGCTAGTGCTGCAACTCTGATTTTCTTTGCTGGGCATATGTATGTCGTTTACCCTTATTCACATGCAATGTTTCACGACGCATCAGGCGGAGTCGGGAATCAAAAACTCAATGAAAACATGAAGAGGATTCATGCTACTTCTGAACTTATTGAGCGTATGGCATTTGATCTCTATTGCCCAGTTTTCACTGAAGATGAAGTGATTGAGATTCTTGAGGGTAAAGACTATTACTGCTCAGCAGAAGAACTATATGACCGTATCCAAGAGGTCAATGAAAAACAGAAAGAAGAGATTGAAAAGCTTCAAGAACTAACTGATTCTGAATTGTCTAGTGCTAATCGGGTCCGTGTGTGTAATCCCGATCTTAAGTCTCATGATGAGCATGGAACTGCTGAAGATCTAGGTGGCAATAAGTTTCGTGTTAAGTTTGACAATGGCAAAACTTCCACTATCAGCGGCGACAATCTGGAGGCTCTATAATGCGAGTAGAATTCATTGCCAAATGCTGTCATGAGATCAATCGAGTCTATTGTGAATCTATTGGTGACTTCACTCAACCAAAATGGGATGATGCTCCTTATTGGCAAAGGGAATCGGCAGTCGCTGGTGTTCAATATGCGATCAACAATCCAGATGCGACTCCAGAGGATCAACATAATTCGTGGATGAAAGCAAAGTTTGATGATGGTTGGATCTATGGACCTGTGAAAGATCCTGAACGCAAAGAACACCCATGTCTTGTACCGTATCATGCTCTGCCCGAACAACAGAAAGCAAAAGACAAGTTCTTTCAAACCACAGTTCAACTTTTAAAATAATGTAAATAAACGCTTTCTCTCCTTAATAAAATATGTTGAGCAATCAATATTATAACTAAGGAGAGAAAGCTCATATGATCAAAACAGAACTAATTTGTGAATCTTGTGATGAACAGCTTATCATTGTCACTATAGAAGATTCCACACCCAACTTTTGCCCAATGTGTTCTTCACCATTACCAGACGAAAACAGTTTGGAAATGGGTGAAGAATAATGAACTTTGCAGCAATTGATTTTAGCATGACATCGCCTGCTATTACAGTTGGAACTAGTAAAGATTTCTCTAAATGTAAAACATTCTTCTACACAACAAAGAAAACACTAGAAGGCAAATATCCCTTCTACACAACAAAGAAAACACTAGAAGGCAAATATCCAAATAACATATACGGCTTTTTAGCACCACCACATACGCATGAAATGGAACGATTCGATAACATTTCAGAATGGATCATGTCTATTATAAGGACGTTTAAAGTAACAGACGTGTGTATTGAAGATTATGCATTTGCAGCTAAAGGGCGTGTATTTCATATTGCTGAAAATACAGGACTTTTAAAATGGAAGCTCTGGAAAGCAGGGGTTAAATATACTTCCGCTCCACCAACCACAGTCAAGAAATACTTTACTGGTAAAGGCAATGCAAAGAAAGACATGATGCATGCCTGTTTCTATGAACAGACTGGTGTTAATATAGCGGAGATGTTCGAACAAAAGGAAGATTCAAATCCTGTTTCAGACATCGTTGATTCTTACGCGATGATCTGTTACGGGATTGACAACATATTCTAACAGGACAGATGATATATGACAGCAGAAACATCAATTACAGTTATCAAACGAAACAAAAAGAAGGAGCCACTTGAAGTAGAGAAATTCGATAAGGTGTGTCGTTGGGCCTGCGAATCAATCAATGGTGTGTCTGCATCCGAACTGGCCCTTCGAACATATGACAAGCTCTACAACAATATCACCACCAAAGAGATTCATGAAACTCTAATCTCTACTGCCGCTGATCTTATCACTGAGAAAACTCCAAACTATGATAAGGTAGCATCACGTCTGGTCAACTTTGGATTGCGCAAAGAAGTATATGGCTCATATGAAGTGCCAATGTATCATGATATTGTCATGGACAACATTAAACGTGGTGTATACACCCATGAAATTTTGAATTGGTATTCAGGAGATCAACTAAAAGAATTGTCGAATGTCATCAACTCCGATCGTGATGATACTCTTTGTTTTGCAGGAATGGAACAGTTACGCCGCAAGTATCTAGTTCAGGATCGTTCCAATGGCGTTGTGTATGAAACACCACAGATCAGGTATGGTACTGTTGCTGCTACCTTATTTGCAAACGAAAATGAAAACGAGCGTTTGGGATATGTGAAGCGCTACTACAACATTATCTCCCAACACAAAATCTCTATTCCTACTCCGGTTGCTGCAGGGGTAGGTACCAACGTTAAACAGTTCAGTTCTTGTGTTCTTGTGCCTGTAGGCGATTCTCTAGATTCTATCAACGCGGGCGCAGTATCAATTGTCAAGTATGTCTCAAAGAAAGCCGGCATTGGTGTCGATATGGGCCATATTAGGGGCGAGGGTGCTAAAGTTGGTCAAGGTGAAATCAAACATACTGGTGTGATTCCATTCATCAAGTATATGAAAGGTGCTCTAAAGTCTTGTAGTCAAGGTGGTGTTCGTGGTGCAGCTGCAACGGTTCACTATCCATGGTTCCATTATGAGTTTGGAGATATGGTCGTCCTGAAGAACAATCAAGGGACAGAAGAAACCCGCGAACGCCATATGGATTATTCTGTTCAGTGGAATGACTATTTCTTAGACAGCATCCTTCCTGATGACAGTAGAGAAGTTTCGTTCTTCTGCCCAAAAGATGTTCCCGATTTATTTGATGCTTTCTATGCAGGTGATAATGAAGAGTTTGGTCGACTCTATGAGAAATATGAACGGAAGCGTTCTATCCGTAAGACCACTATGTCTAATGGCAAGACTGTACTTGGTACTTACTTGAAAGAGTTTGCAGGTACAGGTAGGGTATACAGTCAGTTCATGAGTGCTGTAGTAAATCAAGGACCATTCAATAAGGTTGACGGCAAGAAATATTGGCTCAGTTCAAATCTTTGCCAGGAAATAGCCCTAGCAATCAAAGACTTCGGCCTTTATGATTTAGGCGAAGAAGGCATGATTGCACTGTGTACTCTTTCTTCAATCAATTGGGGTGTCGTTAACAAGGTAGAAGATCTTGAAGAGCCATGTCGTCTGAGTGTGCGCGCACTAGACAACCTCCTAGATTACCAAGAATATCCAGTCATTCAGGCAGAAAGGTTTACTCGACGTTTTCGTGCGCTGGGTATTGGTATTATTGGTCTTGCACACTTCCTAGCCAAACGCGACCTGGGCTATAACATCGATTCTGCCGCCGTTGTCGATGAATACATGGAAGCAATGACCTACTACCTCACTGATGAGTCTGTGAAACTTGCGGAAGAACGAGGTCCCTGTGAATGGTATAAAGAGACCTGCTACGGTGATGGTATCTTCCCATGGGAACGTCGTAATAAGAACATTGATAAAGTAGTTCCACACCAGACCAGGTTTGATTGGGAAGAGCTTCGTGTCCGTATGATCAAGTTCGGCATTCGCAATGCTACTCTAATGGCTATTGCCCCAACCGAGTCATCATCTCAGTTGACTGGTGAAACAAATGGTATTGAACCACCTGTAGAAAAAGTCACCACCAAGACTTCAAAAGATGGTGCTCTGAAAATCGTCGTTCCTGAAATCCACAAGCTCAAGAACAAGTATACCTATCGTTGGGATATGCCAAATCCCAAAGGCTACTTGGTTACTATGGCAGTTCTTCAGAAATGGGTTGATCAATCTATATCAGTTAATTTACACTACAATCCTGAGAACTACGAAGAAGGCAAGGTTCCGATGTCTCAGCTAATGAAAGATTTTATGTTGGGTCGGAACTTGGGTATCAAGAACTACTATTATTGCAATACTCTAGATCAAGAAACAGAAGAGGAAGAAGAGATAGAGCAGGTAGTAGATGAAGAAGAATGTGATAGTTGTGTAATCTAAGAGGATATCAAATGACAGCAAGAAATACCGACCATCTCAATTCAAAAATCTTCCTGGATCCCAATGGCGAGCAAGCAATTGCTCGCTATGATAAGGTAAAATATCCAAGGATTGAAAAGATGCTCAGGAATCAGATCGGTCAGTTCTGGGTTCCTGAGGAAATTGATCTATCTAATGATCGTGCAGATTTCCGTTCTCTGTCTAAGGCAGACGAACACATCTTCACCTCAAATCTCTATCGCCAAATCGTTCTTGATACGAAACAAGGTAAAGCACCCAGTGAAATGTTCTTACCAATCGTTACTAATCATGAAACAGAAGCATTCGTGGGGGCCTGGTCATTCTTTGAGTCTATCCATAATCGGTCTTATACTCATATTATCAGGAACGTATACCCTGATCCGGGTGTAGTATTTGATGGAGTTCTTGATATTGAAGAAGTGGCCGACTGTGCTCAGTCCATCAGTTACTATTATGACGCCTTAGGTGAGCACAATATCCAATATGCCCTGACTGGTAATGTGACATACGAACATAAGAAAGCAGTTTGGCGAGCACTGGTAGCAGTCAGCGCTCTGGAAGGACTTCGTTTCTATGTGAGCTTTGCGTGCTCATGGAACTTTGCTCAGCTTAAGAAGATGATGGGCAACGCAAACATCATCCGTCTTATCTGTCGTGATGAGAATGTCCACTTGATGCTTACCCAGTATCTTTTGAATGTCCTTCCAAAGGATGATCACGACTTTGCTACAATCAGTAAAGAACTTGAAGGGGAAGCCACTCAAATCTATATTGATGTGGTAGAGCAAGAAAAGGATTGGGCACGATATCTATTCCAATACGGGTCCATGATCGGTTTGAACGAGCGAATCTGTGGTCAGTATATTGAATGGCTCTGTAACAAGCGAATGTCTGCTATCAATCTTCGGTCCCCGTACAAAGGTGATATCACATCTAATCCTCTACCATGGACTGAAGAGTGGATTGGATCTGCCTCTGTACAAAATGCTAACCAAGAGAATGAGAATACTCAGTACATCATCGGCGGGATTCACCCCGATGCCGATAAGATTGATGTATCAAAAGACTTTAACATCGACAGCATGCTAGGAGAACTATAATGAAAGTATTAATCTACGGAACACCTCAGTGTAGTTTCTGTGCCAAGGCAAAGGAGCTTTGCGAGACATACGGAGCTATCGTCGATTACCAAACCGTGGGAACAGACATCACCAAGGAAGAACTGCAGGAAAAGATAGGCAGGCCGATCCGCACGGTACCACAGATATTTATTAACGAGGATGGGTTTTTTAGATATATCGGTGGTTATAATGAACTAGTAAAACGATTGTCTTGGGGGGGTTGACATCTGCCAGGGAAGGTGGTATAATAAATTTGTACACTGAAGAAGGAACCATATCATGAACAAGCGATACAAAGATCTTATGGATCGTGAAAACGAGCTTCTCAAGAAAATGAAGAAACTTGATCTTGATGATGATTTTGATCGTGCCGTCCACAAAACATATTCAGACTTTGTGGACAACATCAGGAAATTGAAAGTAGAGTATGCAGTGAAAGTTGGGAAGTTCTGAATCACAAGGGTTGACATTCTCGTCAACCCTTGTTAGTATAGAATTGTACATTGATTAGGAGCTATATCATGAGCAAGTCAAAAGATCTCGCACAGTCAATCATCAACCAAGCCGAACATCTGGGTTGGACTGTCTCTGTGAAAGGTGAGTCTATTCTCCACATTGAAAAGAACTTTGAACCTGGTAACATGGATGAGTTCGTTAAAGCTGATGGTGAATGCTATTCTATTCTCGGACTCGTGCCTACTACGTCTGCAGGAAGCACTTGGGGAACTGATAGCTCTGGTGTCGGTGCGGTATCAGCTCATAAAGAAGGATTATTCATGATGAATAAATCAGGTTGCTCAAAGCGAGTATTGAATGCACTGAAGACGATGGGGTGTTGAATGACTATTTTTGAATTTGTAGAGATGACCATTGGTGTGGCTATTGGTATCTTCATCTACAACAGCGTGAAGTATATGTGGAGGAATCGCAACCATGACTGAAGATGATATTGTTGTTACAGAGTATAAGAAATGGTGTGAAACAGGTGATCTTATCAATGACAGAACTATTGTGCTTGCGATGTTCTATAAGTTTAATATGCTAAGCAATGTAACAATAGGGATTCCTAAGTATGCTCTTGTTTATGATGATGCTCGAAAAGAATCAGACCGATTGAGATATATTATTCAGGCTAGAGGATATTCACATGACATCTAAGTTCAAATCCAACGTGATCATCTGCAAGTGTCCACGCAATGATGGATTGAGTAATCTGTTGTCACTTCCTGCTGACCACTATCAGTCTGCTCAATTCTACATGGACTTCACTAAGGTTCATTCTATTGATGATATCATTGATCGACTTGAGTGGATGGAGAGTCGAGGATACTTGAGTGGATGGAGAGTCGAGGATACCACTTATGTAATGATAGAGGTTGGGTTTACCGGTCAGAAAATATTGCCAAAGTTGTGTTTGAAGTCTATGAATACTCTATGCTAAACCGAGAGATTCATGATTATGCAATTCGTTTGCTGACACGGTCTGGTAATCTGCGTCAGCAGGTGGTTAAATTGATTCAAAATGAACTTGATAAACTTCCAACTGAGGGTGAAGAAGAATGAGTGTTTGGCGTCGCAATCCGGGCTATAAGCCAGAGTGGCTAGATGACAATGAAATGATTGAAGCCCGAGATCTTACTGGTGGAGAGAGTAATATCGGTAGAGCAATAGATTTTACTTGGCGATACGGTTGTGGTGATTGGGATGTTCACGAGTATCGCCTTCTAAGCGACGATCCAGAACAAGGTGATAGTTACCATTCGCCAACTGATGAAGTGCCTGAAGTGCACTCTCAGGATGATCTGGAAAGGTGTCTACGTCATATCAAAGAGTCTATTGGATCTAACGAAATTACACTTATCATCTCAAATAATGAGTATATGATCGAGTATCGAGAATGTATGTATACGTGTAAAGATGAAGTTACTGCAATAGAACTGATCAATACATTCGTGAAAGCGGAGAAATATTATGTGGGATAAAA